CAAGTACCTGCTTCGGGTCCTCTAGAATCTTGTACTGCCACAGGTTAAGAACACGGTCCCAGCGTCCGGCGATGCTCTGCGGAAGGCCGGTCGTCGTCTGTGTAACAACCCGGAGGTCGTCGCCGCTCGGCATATCGTCACGCATAAACGAGTAAATCTCTACAGAGCCGGACGGGTCATACGCCTTAAGAACCTGCTTGGGCTCACCAAACTGCCTAAGCAGGTTAGCCATCTGCCAGAACCCTTCGGAGAGGGCCTCTTCCATTGAATGAATGGTGTCCTTAAGAACCTCGTCGTCAGTCTCCTGTAGCAACTGAATAGCCTGCGCGGCCTCAACACGACCGGGCACGCCTCCACGAGAAACCTCATGCTGTCCCGCCATATCCTGCGCGAACTGAGTGATTCGCGCCGACTCGCCGCCAACCCAAGCCGGAAGGGCTTGAATCTCAATAAACTGCGGAGCGGCGTCGGGAGGACCACCAGAAGCACGGAGCACCTGCCGAGGGCTGGCGTCGGGGTCAGCCTCTAGTTCAAGTGAGTGTGGGATAAACCACTTGCCGTTCGCAAGATTCCTGTTCTCAATAATCTGAGCCTCAACGCGGTTAATCTCGTCCTGTGGAGCGCGCACATAATCAAGAACAGAGGCGTACCACTTGGAGTTAGAACGCTCAATGTGACCCATGTGGGTAAACGGCATTCGCCCATGCTTGTATGGGAACGGGCCGCTATGCACAATCTCGTTCCCGGCCCATACAATGTAAGCACCCTTCGGGCGATAGGAACAGGGGGGCTCCCAATACTCGTTTACTACGACACCCGGCAGGTTTGCGTTAAGCCCGTCAGTATAGTTTGAGTAAAGACGCCCCTCAAGCCCGGCAGCAATGTCGGACTCCATAGCGTCAAACTTCTTGTTGTATCGCTCGTATGCAGTCTCTACATCAAGAAACTGCGACTGAATAATCCACCTACAGTCAAGCATAGACTTGGCATACGGGTCAGGGTAAACATCAAACGGCGGGACTACAGCAACTTCGCCGTCCTTACCATTCCAGAACCACTTAAGCCAGACGTTGCCTGTCGTGACAATCCAGAAAGACGCATTACGAAGCCGCCTGTCCATCTTCCAATTATGCCGCCAATTCCTAAACTGCGCGTTGATAACCTTTGCAATATACTGGTCGTCCTCAGCGTCAGTCTTGGGAAGGGCCTCAACAATCGGCACGGTCTTAAGAATCTTTGCTCGCTCACGGCGCGCAATCGGCATACAAATGTTGTGTACAGTACGCTCGGAGCCGTGTGGAGCCACGCGCTCAATCAGGCGCTCAGTCGTAAGGTCCCATCCAATATGCTGGTCGCCGTTGGCATAAGCAATGTTCATCCACCAGTCGGGCTCCCAAAGACGGCGCGACTTACGCGCATACTCCTTGCGCCGCTGTAGTTCCTGAATGTCAAGTTTAGTGGCTGCCATTCGCCTCGCTACTTAATCTTAGTTACAAACAGTCCGGCTTCCTCAGCCGCATCCTTGAATGCGTCATAAGAAGCAACCTGCTTCTTTAGGTCCTTGACTTCGGCCTTAAGCGCCGCAACATCACTCTTAGTGGTGTCGCTTCCCTTTAGAAAGGAGCGCAGTTTGTTAGGCGTAATATTGTAAAGAGAAGCAAGTCCTTCAATAAGTGAAGTTTCACCGATAAAGCAATACGCCGCTTCTAGCGGAGTAACACCGGGAAAGACAACCCCCGGCTCTTCCTTCTGCGTGTTGAGGCATCCAGCAAACGTCGGGTCAGGATTCGACCTAAACGGCTGTGCCAGTTCAGAATAGTCGTTCATGCTCTCCATTATATCATATAATCTCGGTTATTTCCAATAACAGCGCGCATTTGCTGTTTCTGCTTCTTAACTTGCTTACCAACTTGTTTCCAAACCTGTGCATTAAGCGAGGTTTCGTCCTCAGTCGGGACCGGAGGAGGGGCCTTTGCGTAGAACAACGTAGCAAGATACTGAGCCGCGTCAACCAAGTGGTCGTCCTTCTTACGCGGGCGCTCGGCCCCGTCAACGTCCCTAGAAATGTTAATCTTAGCCCATCGGTACTGCTGGAAGGCCACACTTGTCATGGGGCATTGCGTAGATAGCGTCAGTTCGTCCCGTGTAAGCAACTGGTTAAGAGCATTAATGCGCGATGAGTAGTCCTTCGACCCCATCTGAAAGTTTAGACCATGCGTGCTAAACCAGTACTCCACTGACTTCGTGGACTCTCCCATGCGATTCCGAATAGCGGGGTCGGCTGCTCGATACTTGATTGTCTCACCGGACTCAAGTTGCTTAATCGTTGCCGCGACTTCATGCACGCTCATAGTGGTATAAGACTCACGAGAAACCACATCGGTAGGGTCATAGGACTGCCACTCCCTGTACTGATACCAGCGGCTAGTACCCGGCTTTCGTGCCCACCATACTACAGCGGTTGGGTTCCGAAGGCCCCAATCCAGCCCCATCGCCCGCTCCCAATCACTAGGTGGCGTGAAATGTGTGTGAACATGGTCGGTAGGCGAGAATTCAAGAATCTGCCCCTCAAAGGCGTCAAACTCGCAAAGCACATAGCGCCTTACCCACATTTCAGGCATAGCCAGCAGACTTTCAAGGTACGGGCTTGGAGCACCGTCATCATTGTACAAGGTGGGGTTATCAAACGATGTAGACCGGAAGTAACGCCGCCCGGAAGTCTCCTGATTAACGAAATGGTCCCACACCCAATCGTGCCCGTTTGGGTTAGTCGCAATGGCAATCAACTGCCTGATGTTACTCTTATCCCACTTAACGCCCTGTTCGCGCGCCATTGGGGTGGGCTGCTGCTGCCTAAGTCGCGTCTTAAGACCGTTGTATGCATCATACTCAATCTCGCTTGCCTCATCAATATAAACAGCCGCGAGGTTAAGTGACATATGTTTGCGCCAATCGTCAAGCGACCTGAACAATACCTCAGACCCGTTGGGAAAGTAAATGCGGTCAATATGACCGGCCATGCGCTTAGGCTCACAGAGTTCCCAAAGCGTCGTCGCACTATCGTTATCTACCGGACGTTGGGTAAGTAGATTTACGAACTCTGTTTCTGTGGTGTCGCGCAGCGCCGGGGTTGTTTGACGGGCAATCATAATACGCGAGCCGGGCTGATTTAGTGCAAGCCCGATAGCGTCCGCGCAAAGCGCCAGTGTCTTTCCAGAACCCACGGCCCCAATTGCAGCCTTCTCTCGCACCTTCGTCATGTGAAACGGCAGGTGTACGGGGAAGGGCTCGTAGACGAATGCTATTTCCACTTCTCACTCCCCGCCGTAAAGGCGATTATTGACAATTGCTCCGGGGTCAGCCGTTCCATACTTATAGTTCTGAGTGACTTGACACGAGGTACACACATATCTGTCTTTCCCATTGGTGCTGTCGTGAATGTTCATGTTGGCCGCTGGCTTCCGCTGATGACATCGGTAGCACTCGGGCCAGTCTCGCTCAAAGTCCTCTACATCATCGTCGTCAGCCGAAACAGTCTTAGACGCTTCCGGCAACTGCTCATACTGCTCAATAACAGCATGACCGAGCGGAGTGTCAGGCGTAGGAACACCAGACACCACTACGATGTTCTGAGCACCCTTATCAGTCGGGTCCGCGTCGCCAAACGCCATTGCATACTTAAGTAGCAGCGCATACGCACGCGAGCGGGCCATCCAGTCCTCGGACTCTAGGTCCTGCCTGAGTCCCGCGAGCGCCTGCGGCAGCATCGTCATCATAGCGTCGGCCGCGCCGAGAACATTGTCGTGAACGTGCTGCGTAATCTGGTCACGAATCTCTTGACGTAGAACCTCACGAACCTCGTCCTGTAGGTTCTCAAACGCAAGCGCTCGCATTGACTTCTGGGCGTCACTGATGCTGTTGTATCCCTGCTTCTGCACAGACTTCTGCATAGCAGAACGGCACTTATCGGAGCAATACTTCTTGGGACGGCCTTGCTTGTGAGTCTCTAGCGGAGCGTCACAAGTAAGGCATCGTCCCGTAGCATCCGTATCTTTCCGCACAACCTCATCACTCATCGGCTGTCACATCAAGGGTCGGAATCTCGTCAGGGTCAAGCGAACGCTCTCCCTTACCAGAGTTGCATGGGTCGCACGCAGTAACAAGATTCTTTGTATTAGTCAGGTCGCCGCCGTCCTTGACCGATATAATATGGTCAACCCGCAACTCACGCTCTGCTGGCTTCGCGCCACAATAGCGGCACATGAAACCGTCCCTGCGAAGAATCGTCCAGCGCAAATCGCGTGGAATCGTAATCCGCTTCTTCTTTGCAAGGTGCGCGTGATAACGACACTTATCAGAGCAGAAAGTAGCCGTCTTACGAATCGGCGTAAACATTTCACCACAAGTCTTGCACTTCTTATCAGGAAGAGGCATCTGTGTCCTCTGGAAGCGGCACGGCTCCAACCTCTACATCAACAGGAGCGTCAAGCGGCTCGTTTGGGCCGTCACTGATAATCTCTTCTGGGGTCAACTGCTGCGTATTAGGGTCCATAAACTATCCTCAACTAAACTTGTCAGAGCCGGTTGCGGAGGGCGAAGGGCCCGAAATGCGCCTACGGTAATTGTATGTGCGCGTAGGAACACCCGGATTAGCCTTCCTAAACAGGCTCAGTTGTTCATCACGAATTGACTTACTTGACCATCCACCGAACTGCTGCGGGGACGCCCAAGAGCCCGGAGGGCCAGCCTCAAACGAGTACGGCTGTGGCTTAGTAGTTTTGATAGGCCGCGTCCACCAGTCAGGGTGCTCCTTCTTGAAACGCCGCATCTGCTGATTACGAATAGCCTTAGTACGCCAGCCACCGTAAA